GTATGTGTTCAACGACAATCCATTCCAAAACTTTGAAGAGGGTGTTGGTCTAAGCGTTGTTGAGACAAGAGAGGCCGTGACCTACGGGTATGCAGTAAAGCACCTACAATCAGTAAGGGCCGTTATACAGAATTTCGAGTCTAACGGAACTCTTCCCGACAAGGAGGTTATACAGGAGAAGTTTGGTGATGCGATTAATTACTTAATCATCTTAGAACAAATGCTTCTTGAGCATTTAGAGGACTAATTATGGGCAGCAGCAAGTTGGTTACGCTATGCATTAGGTTGTTCCGGTGGGGCATAGCGGCTGCCTTTTTTAGACTCTTATGCAATTCATACACTTGGTATCAATGAGAAAGCATTTAAGCATATACAAAATGACTATTTAGTAATGACACGAGTATTCCTAATAGACATTGATGGTACAATATGTAACGACATCAAAAATGAGGATAGCCATTTATATCCTCATGCCTCGGTATATCCTAATTCGCTTAATGTGATTAACAAATGGTATGACGAGGGTAATGTAATTACTTTCTTCACCGCAAGGGAGTCAAAGGATAGGAATGTTACGGAGCAATGGTTAAAAGACCACGGCTTCAAATACCACGCTTTAGTGATGGACAAACCACGCATTAAGGATGGGCAAGAATATGTATGGATAGACAACCGCAAGGTTAGAGCCATTACATACTTGGGCACATGGTCTGAGCTGAAAGAGGTAGATGCTAAAATTCAAACATTCCAATGAGCAAGTATACTAATCGATACGGAGATGAGTTCACGTTTGAAAAGAACGAGAACGGAAACATCGACTGGAAGGGAAACTTCAAGTACACACGCTACGGATGGAAGGACGATGACGAGATTATATTCGTCGACCCGAGCGGTGGCCCATACATAGCTGTCGGTACAAAGATGTCGCTGTATGGACTTGATGGAATCGTTTCCGGGTTTATTGAGCATAGCGACTATTGGGAGATAGTGCTTAAGAGTTAGCAGAACTATTAAACGAAACCTTTAAAACCAACAAGAAATGAAAATAACTGACGAAATCAAAAACGAAACATTGGTATGGGTTCTTGCATCAGTATCTGATGTGGAATTACAATCACAATGCGATAAAGATGAAATTGTAGTAGAGCCTCACGGCAGAAAATCAATGCCTGTATATGCAAGCAAGGATTGGGTAAAGCCCCTAACTAAAAATGAGGTTAGAGAATACTACAAGGAAATTGAAAACCTTTAACACCAACGAGAAATGAAACATACAGCAGTAAGGTGGCTTGAGAATGTGCTAATCTGGGACCCTATTTCAGAAGAAGAATTTGAGCATAATATGAATTGCTGGAAGCAAGCCAAACAAATGGAGAAGGAGCAGATTGAAGATGCACATATAGAAGGTCAAAGAGTATTTGATGACTATCCGCATACTCAATGGACTAATGACCAAGCAGAAGAATACTATAACAAAACATTTAAAGCCAACGAGAAATGAAACAGACAGCAGTAGAATTTTTGATGGATAAACTATTTGACCAGTCAACAATGGTGACTGAGCAAATGCAATGGTTTGAACAAGCCAAACAAATGGAGAAGGAGCAGATGGTTGACTTCGCTTTCAAGTACGGAGATTTGACCACCCGTGAGATTGCAGATTCTTTTGATAAAGAATACAAAACCAAATAGAAATGAGAACTCCGCCCGCTTATGGCGCATTAGGATTCAGCAAGCGGAATGCAACCGCCCTGATTAACGGAGTCTTTTTCTTTAACACCAAAGAGAAATGAAAACAGAAACCCAAGACCCGTGTCCATTATGTCTGCGCACGATTCAAGAGATTAACGAAGGCAACAGCGACTGCTACTGCTTGCAATAACAAATACCAACCAATGAAAATCACATCAGGAAAATACGTAGACCAGTTCACCATCGGTGTAACGTGGTTGCGATACCCAAACGTAGCTTGGTCTATCATCTTTGACTTCGGTCTATGGTACGTAGAGATATCCAATGAAGACATAGACTACGAGCCAGACCTATCAAAAATATTCCCAAATGCGCTTAAGTGTGACAGGTGTGGTTCACCAAACGATGTCTATAGCCACGTTAATTGGCACGACTCCGGCCTACATACGTTTGAAAATGTTTGCATTGATTGTATGACATACGAGAATACATCGCTTGATGTGAAAAACAAAACCAATAATGAGCCTTCTGATATGAAAAACAAAGGCAAATGATAAGTTGATTTAACAAAAACAAAAGCAATAATGACCAAAGAAGAACAAAGTATCTACCTTGAGCGAGTGCTCGTAAAGTTGATTATCACCATGCAGGTACAGCTTGAGCTGTTCGATGAACTTCAGCTGACAAAGGCGTACCGACACAACATTAAAAAGTCTACCAACATGCTGTCCAAAGACCTTGAGGAATATCTCCGAGAGATGTATGGGTACATGAACATGGACAAGGAGAAGGAGGAGTCTTTTCTAGCTATCAAGCGTGGTGTAGAAATGATGCTAAAACGCACTGTAGATGAACTTTACGATGATGGGTTTGAACCTATTAATGAGTAAATTTGTACGCTAATTTTTACTGCCATGAAGAACCACACCAAAGTTTATCTAACCGAAATGGGCTACGATGTAACCGATTTCATTTCATGCGAAGTGTGTAGTAAAAAGGCGGTAGACATTCATCATATTCAGCCAAGAGGAATGGGAGGAAGCAAGCTTCTGGATACCATAGACAATCTAATGGCGTTATGCAGGGAGTGTCATCACGAAGCGGACTTCGGAACTAAACTGCCTAAAGAATCATTAATGGCTATCCATACAATGCGAATGGCCGGACTTTAAATTTTATGAGCAAAGTTGTTTATCGAAACACCTATGGACGTGAGGTGTTCTTCGAAAAGGTCGATGACGAGACCATCCTCATGACCAACGTGCCAAAAGCCACACTGAAAACACATGATAGGTGTGGCAGAATTTTACTACCAAGCGTAGTTAAAATCAATTTTCCTGGTGGCCCATACCTTACCCAGCACATGAAAATGTCGCTGATAAGTCCTGAGTTCGCCAATATGTACGCAGATATCATAATCTCCAGAAGTAAAAAAATCGGCAGCGGTTGGTATATCGTCTGCTACAAACGCTATCAAAAATGATTACAAATAAATCCTTACCCAAACACATCAAGGCGGTAGACACATCCAAAATGTCCCGCAAAGAGTGGGAACAGTTCCGTGGAACCCTCACTACACTAGGCGGCTCCGACGTTGGCACCTGCATCGGTCTCAACAGGTGGAAGTCTAATATCGAGCTATTCTATGAGAAGCTTAAGCTATACAAGCGTGAGTTTCATGATAGCATACCTATGATGATGGGTCGTGAGCTTGAGGCTTCAATACGCAAGCTGATTGCCTACTATGACATTGATAACCCAGATGCATTCTTAGACAACTACCACTCAGGCAACAAGGTCAACTTAGTTCGTCAGCGCCATGCCACGTTCTTTAACGACAACGTACCAGAGCTTCATGCAAACATTGATGGTCTAATCAAAATCAAAGGCCGTGAAGATTGGGGTGTTGCAGAGATTAAGTACCAAAGCGGTCAGTCTACCCGTGTTTGGGAGAATGGAATCAACCCGTCATACATCGCTCAGAGCATGGCGTACATGGAGGTACTTGAACTTGATTACGCTGTGCTTGTCCTCATTGAGGATGCCAATCAATGGAATGTGCACGTTATCGAGCGCAATGATGAATTATGGGCTCAGTTCTATCCGACCATTAAGGATTTCGTTGAACGCTTATCTATGGCGAAGTCAATGATTGAAGATTCTGTCGATGAGTCGGAAAAATTCCAACAAGCATCCACGTTCGAGCCTACGGCTTACACGGAGCAAGCCAAGCCTTATGAATCTTTTCTTTCTGACTACGCTAAGACAAGAGACAATGAGCTCGTAGTGGAAGGCGATGAAGAGACTTTGCTTATCGCCAAGGACATCGTTGAGCGAAGCGAGGAGTTAAAGGGGCTGGAAGAGCAGCTTAGACACCGTAAGAACCTTGTTAGGAAGTACATGCTCGACAATCAAGCTCAAGTTATTACCTTTGGTGACGCCGGTAACATAACCTATCGGAGCCAATTAAGATTCAACATCAAATTATGAAAGACGTAAAATTTGCAGCAGAGGGCGTGTTTGTCGGCAAAGTAAACACCACCTCAATCGGTTCTGGAGCCGGTAAAGGAATTGTTCTTGTAGACTTTGTAATCAATAACAGCATCCAAGATAACCGTGGAGTTGTCAAGGAGCAGCCGCTCAAGATTACGGCCTACAATAAAAACGCAGCGCTGTTGGATGCAATCAAGATTGGTGACACGGTAGTTGTTAATGGGTACGTTCGTGGAAAGTACAACGATGGTAAGGACGAGTATTGGACTAACCTCGTGATGCAAACTATCCGCATCCTGTAAAAAAGAAGAGGGGCCGTAGCCCCTCATCTCCCCTTAATCAATCATTAAACACCAACCAAAGTGTCCAACTATGACCACAAATATATGGAATAATTCCATCTAAACAAAGTTGTATGAGCAGTATTTTAGAAAAAGTTGTTTTAGATGAGCGTTTGTCGCTCAAAGCCAAGGGGTTATTTGTGCTTTTGTACACCTCAGGCACCAACACTAGGAGGGCAATTTCAATGTCAAAGGATGGGCGTGACGCACATTACGCTGCCTTTGCGGAGTTGAGAGAGCTTGACTACATTCAGCACCTACCATGTACGGAAAATCCGGACATGCCATCGAGTGAGTGTACGGATAATCCGGACACAAGTGCCGTTTCATGTACGGATAATCCGGAAATTGCACCCGAGTTTCCGGGAAATCCGGACACATCAGAAAAAGTGGTCTCCCCCCTTGACAATCCCCCCTCCCCAAAAGAGAAAGAAAAGACTACTACAAGTAGTAGTCCAAAAGAAAGAGAAAAGGGGTTCAGAGCGCCAAAGGTCGAAGAGGTCATGGCGTACATGACCGAACGTGGATGGAAGGGTGCCAAAACCCAAGCCGAGGCATTCATCGATTTCTATTCATCCAAAGGCTGGATGATTGGGAAGAACAAGATGAAAGACTGGAAGGCCGCTGTCCGCACTTGGGAGCGCCACGGAGATGTTGAACGTATCGAGACACAACAAGACCCACGGGTTGCAAGATTGTTCGAGATAGACTGGGATTCGCAGCCAGATGAACGAGTCGTGAAAGCCTCAGTCTACTGCGTTGCCAACAGTGTTAACCCACCAAAGGCGCTGGTCAAGCGATACTTCAACAACCTCAAGCTTGACCACGAATTCAAAGCGGCATGCAAAGAGCAAGGACTTGAACCCAAAATGCTTGCTGCCAAATGAAAGACGAGCGTTTTGTAAACATGGATGAGCACCTTCGCACAATAGACCTGAAGCGCAAGGGCAGACTCAAGATGGGTATGGGTATTGGCGTAGATGTTTTCGACCGCCATATCCAATTCAAGAAGGGTGAGATGACTGTGATAGCCGGACACGCCAACGCAGGTAAGACCACCGTGATTCTTTGGTACATGCTGGTCAACGCTGTGAAGAACAACGTCAAGTGGCTCGTATACTCATCTGAGAACGATGCCTGGATTTTGATAGACAAGCTCATAGCGATGAAGCTCCAGCAGCACACCGAGGATGTTAGCGACATGGACTTCTACAAGGCAAGGGATTTTGTAGTCGGTCACTTCCGGTTCATCGACGACACCCGTAGCTACACAGCATACGAGTTGTTAGACATCGCACGGTCAGTGAAAGATGAATGGGATTATCAGGCACTGCTCTTAGACCCATACAACTCCATTTCCAAAGACAGAAAGCTGTACGCAGAACTTGGAGGACACGAGTACGATTATCGAGTGCTTGGCGATATCCGAATCTTCTGCAAGCAGACATCGATATCGGTATACATCAACGCTCATGGCGTAACAGAGGCATTGAGAAAGGTGCACACCAAAGGAGATGAGTACCTTGGATATGAACTCGATGGGCATCCTAGGCCATTGGCACAGGCAGACATTGAGGGTGGCTCGAAGTTCTCGTCTAGGGCGGACAACTTCTGGTGCGTGCATCGCTACACAAGACACGAAAGTCTATACAACTACACACTGATTCACGTCAACAAGGTCAAGGTAACGGAGACCGGAGGGTCACCTACGTTCTTCAATGACCCGGTTAGACTTCAGATGCGTATGGGCGGTACGTTCTTGATATCAGATAGATACGACCCTCTTGGCCAAACTGGCCGCACAGAGGAGGTCATTAATACTAACGATGACGACGTATTCTGATGGACAGAGCAAACGAACTGTTACTTTTGGCGCAACTGTTAGAGCTTGGACAAGCTCAAGAATGGGTTGCCGAATGGGCATCAAAGGCCAAAGGAGAAAGCCAAGATAGACTTATCACCTTACTACAAATTTTATCACGAACTCAATCATCATTAGAAACACTTAGATATGAAATATCCACACTCCAACAACAGGTCAACTCCGACCGAGCAAGAATTACGGCAGCAACTGAGGCTGAAAGAAGCGCTCGAGAAGAAGCAACTTCTCTTCGAAGAAGCATCGAAGAAGCATTCTGAGTATACCAAAGTGAAGATTTATCACAAGGGTGGATTCTTTCTTGTTGGAGAGCACCTACTCACCGCTAAAGGAAAGTTTCAGATTCTAGACATTGATGGTGCGTTCAATGAATCAACGAACAAAAGAGATTGGCTCCTCACGCTCGAAAACTTCGAGAGTTTCGTGAGGATGACCATTTGGTACAGCGACCTGCTACAACGCTACGAGGCAGGAGAAGCTGTGTTAATCACGTTTAAATCGTAGTTTTGTTTAATTACTAATTTTTCTTTAAAATGGAACAATACAAAA